AAGTGCCTGTATGGGTACTTGTACTAGTATTAGTTATTTGGTATTTCTCATAATAAAAATATAGTGTCCACGCCTTTGATATTTAAATGTCAAGGGTTTCCAACGGTGGTGTTGTCTTAACGTTTTAATGTAAGCAATACAATACTCGGGTTCCCAATCAACTATTCTAACTCTATAAGGTGCCTTACTGAATAAAGCCTTTTGGCAATAGACAATAAAGTCAACGTCAGCGAAGGAATGAGTACTACTAGTTTCTATGATGATTTTGTTTTTAGAAGGTACTTCCATTCTAAACTAATATTTATAAGAGTTAATGGTAATGTCAAGCGTGGAAATTTTCGAATCTAAAAGGCTCGGAGCGCCTCTAGGTTGACGTTCTGTGAAACCTATATAAATAGTAGTATGGTAGATAAAATGAAAAAGGTAGTAAAGAAAGTGAGTAATGAAATGAAAATTGAAAATGGACATTTAGTAACGTTTGCACAAAAGATAGCCCAAGAAGAAGACGCAGGTAAAAGAGCAATTGAAGATAAGTATGGTGTTCCTACGAAAGAAGACTTTGACTTTAAAATTAAAAATGATGGTACTGGCGTTCCTACCGAAATAGTTAAAAAAGAACCAACTACTTCCGAACTCTTAGCAGAAGGGTTTGCTATGGAACAAGCACAAAGAAAAAAAGAAGAAGAAGAAGAAGAGGAAGAAGAAACGAATAAATTTTTAGATGATGTAGCAAACAATACACCTCATATGAAAATGTTTGACCATTTTGATGATGAATTGCTAGAAGAAAAAAATGATGTTATTGATATTAACAACTACGAAAGATATTGGGATAATTCTACTCCCAATGGTCATCAAATCAGAATACTTAAAAAAGATAATTCAACTTTAACAATTAATTTAAACTGGCCGAAAGGCTTTAATCCAAGATTAAGAGAGGTTAAAAAAAGATGAATTTAAATCCATTTAAAAGAGAACATAAAGAATTGAAGACTAAAGTTAATGAAGCAGAATCAACAAGACAATTAGATAGAACATTTAGTGCGTGGAAATCGTTAAAAGATTTGAAGAAGACAAAGTTAATGTTAAAAGATAAACTTATTAAAGAAAAAAGGTAATAGTGTTTGAAGAGGCTTTCCCATTACCAAAACATTTAGGTGGACATAAAGGCAGAACACATATAGATGTAGGTTTGTTGAAATGGGCTAAAGATAAATTAAACGTTAAATCAATGTTAGATTTAGGTTGTGGTCCAGGTGGGCAAGTATATGAAGCACAACAATTAGGATTATCTGTAATAGGAGTTGATGGTGATTTTACGTTAGTAAGAGAACGACCTGAACTATTTGTGGTCCACGACTTTACTAAAGGAAAATTGGAAAATTTCCAGAAATATTATTTAACTGCGGAGTTTGATTTGATATGGTGTGTTGAATTTGTGGAACATATTGATGAAACATATGTTGATAATTGGATGAGTTTAACACAAAGAGGTAGATATGTGTTTATGACGTATTCAGATATTGGTAAACCAGGACATCACCACGTTAATTGTAAACCATTAGAATATTGGATAAATTTATATAAGAAATATGGTTTTACATATGATGAACAATTAACAAATGAATCTAAAGAAGTTAGTACAATGAAAAGAGAGTTTTGGAAAGATACTGGATTAGTATTTGAAAGGAAACAACAATGATGTTTTGGATATGGCACATATTAGCCATTTGTACAGTGATAGCCGTATCTTTTGGAATTGGCTATACTGTAGGGGCTAAAAATAAAAATGTAGATGTTTAGTTTTGTTCAGAATACAATGTTTGTGAGTATAGTGCTAAAATAAACATAGCAATACCTAACAATGACAAAGTACCACACAAAAACCAATTATCGTTCATAGGTATTCCGTGATATCCACCGTCAATTGCGCCAACAGCGCCAATTAACATAAAAGTACCTAATATAGAACAAATAATTGTTAAATATTCTAATAGTTTTTTCATAGTATTTTCCTTTTCAACGTATTAATGTAATAATATTTTTCCTAATAGATATATTGCAACTATCATAGAAAACATTAGTATAAAAAATGAAGTAATCATAATTAGGTATATACTACACTAAATATATGGGAGAGTCAAGAAGAAAATGGAGTAAAAAGTGAGTAAAATCAACAAGTTAGCAATATTTTTGTTCATATTTTGTTCTATTTTCTTAATTTCTTGCGTAAAATTGCAAAAATGTCATTGGGTTAATGATTTGGAACGAATCGCAAACCAAGTTGCTCAAGTTTCTTGTAATTTTTAATAAATATAGTAAATAATTGGAAAAAAAATAATGAAATTTGAATATACAGTTACAAAAGATGACGGAACCGCTGAAATTATGCAAGCGATGAGTTTTAAAAAATTTAAAAAAAGTTTATTAATGAAATATCCTAAATTTAATGGATATTGTACCTATAATAACAAAAAAGGTAATTTACAAAATAGGAGTTTTAAAGATGGCAAGTCAATTAGATAGTTTAGTAGAGCAATTGGGTAAATTAACAGTTATTGAAGCTGGAGAATTATCTAAAAAATTGGAAAAGGTCTGGAATTTAGATTTATCAGCTTTAACTTCAGCGCCTGCACCAGTAAATGTTGTAGATGAAGAAACAAGTTTAGTTAAAGTGATTTTAACAGGATTTGCACCAGGTAAAAAGATACCTATTATTAAAGCAATTAGACCTATATTAGAATTAGGGTTAATTGAAGCTAAAAACTTTGCAGAAGACTTACCTAAAGCAGTTAAAGAAGATTTAGATAAAGCAGACGCAGAAAAACTTAAACAAATATTAGAAGAAGCTGGCGGAACAGTGGAATTGAAATGAGTGAAGACGAATTTTACAGATTTATAATGAGAATGGAAAGAGAAGTTTATGGAGATGGAGATAAAGAAGAGTAATGCCAAAACTTTGTAGAAATGGAGATTTAGGAACAACAGGTCACGCTTGTGACTCAAGTATAGATGTTGTAGCAACACAATTTAATGTTAGAGCAAATGGCATACCAGTTGCTAGACTTAATGATCCTACAGCACCACATACTATACTAGTGCCTTGCCCACCAGGACCTCCTTGTTGTGTACCTCATATGTCTATGGTTAAATCGTGTTCAGCAACAGTTAGAGCAAATAGTATAGGTGTTGCAAGGGTTGGAGATTCTTTTGATATGGGAGCAATGTTTCAAGGTTCTAATAATGTCCGTGCAGGATAACGTATAAATATTACTATTATGGCACAAAGCAATAGAGCATATCTAAGCGACTGGACTCCTAATGTTAAAAGTACTAGTACTAGGTCATCTAGGAAATTCAAGGATATAGATTTAGATTTTGGTAGACATCCAGTAACTAATGATGTTAATGTAGTTGAAGATGTTATTGCTATTAAAAGAGCTGTAAAAAATTTAGTACAAACAAACTTTTATGAAAGACCTTTCCATCCTGAATTAGGTTGTGGTATAAGAGGTCTTCTTTTTGAAAATTATTCACCATTATTGAATGTCTTTTTAAAAAGAAAAATAGAAGAATGTTTGATGTATCACGAACCTAGAATTAATTTAAATGGTATTGTAATAAATGGAGATGATTTTGACCAAGTTGCTGGTGAAATTATAAGTGCTAGTAATGATATTGACAGTAATAGGTTACGTGTAGATATACATTTTACTGTTATAGGTGTACCACTACCACAAGTAGTTTCAATGAATTTACAAAGGTTAAGATAAAATGTCACAACACAAATTACAAATATCAGAATTAGATTTTGATAAAATCAAAACAAATTTAAAAACATTTTTACAAAGTCAAACACAATTTCAAGATTATGACTTTGATGGTTCTAGTCTTTCAATTTTATTAGATGTATTATCTTATAACACTCACTACTTGTCATATATTGCTAATATGTCAACTAATGAAATGTATTTGGATAGTGCTGATATTAGAAATAATATTGTATCATTAGCAAAGATGTTAGGGTATACACCTTCATCTCCTAGAGCTCCAAGAGCGTCTATTAATATTTTAATTAATGGTGCAACTGGTCCATCTGTTACAATGCAGAAAGGAACAATTTTCACAACTACAGTTGATAGTTTAGATTATCAATATGTAAACAATGAAGATATAACAAGTACACCAGTTGATGGAATTTATAAATTTGAAAATGTACCTCTTTATGAAGGAACATTGGTAACATTTAAATATACTTATGATGTAAATGATTCAGACCAAAAATTAATTATACCTAGTTCCTTTACAGATACTTCAACATTAAAGGTTATAGTTCAAAATAGTAATACTGATACAGCACAAGCAGTTTATACTTTAGCAGGTGGTTATAATGATGTAACAACTGATTCAAAAGTTTATTTTATACAAGAAGGTATAGATGGAAAATATGAAATTTATTTTGGTGATGGTGTTACAGGTAAAAAATTAAGTGATGGTAATATAGTTATTATGGAATATGTTGTTACTAATCAAACAGATTCAAATGGAGCTTCAACATTTTCATTATCAGGAAATGTTGGTGGTTATACAGACGTTACTGTTACAACTAATTCAAATTCTCAAGGTGGTGCAAAGCACGAATCAAATAGTTCTATAAAATTTAATGCACCTTTACAATATGGTGCTCAAAATAGAGCAGTTACAGCAACTGATTATGAAACTTTAGTTAAATCAATTTATCCAAATGCATTATCAGTAAGTGCTTGGGGTGGAGAAGATGATGAAACTCCACAATATGGTGTTGTAAATATTTCAATTAAAGCAAAATCAGGTTCAATATTAACTGATACAACAAAGACAGATATTGTAACACAATTAAAACCTTATAACGTTGCTTCAGTAAGACCTGTTATAAAAGATCCAGAAACAACTTCTACATTAATTACTTCAAATATTAAGTATGACGCAAAGGCAACAGCAAAAACTGCTGATACTATAAAAGCAAATGTCATTACTACATTAACAAATTATAATTCAACTACTTTACAAAAGTTTGACGCAATATTCAGATATTCAAAAGTTACAGGTTTGATTGATGAAACAGATGAAAGTATTTTATCAAATATAACAACTGTTAAAATAAGAAAAAATTTTACACCAATAATTTTAACATCATCAAAGTATAATATCTATTTTAGAAATGCATTATATAATCCACATTCTGGACATTTAGAAAGTTCAGGTGGGATATTAAGTTCAACAGGATTTAAAATTAAAGACAATGATAACGAATTCTTTTTTGATGATGATGGTGCAGGTAATGTAAGATTATTTTATCTGGCTAGTGGTGTAAAAAGTTATTTAAATTCAAAACAAGGTACAATTGATTATGGTTCAGGTGCAATTACAATTGACTCTTTAAATATTGCTAGTATAACAAATATAGGAGGAGTAGCTTCAACTATAATTCAATTAACAGTAACACCAAGTTCAAATGATGTTGTTCCTGTTAGAGACCAAATTATAGAAATTGATGTTGCGAATTCAAATATAACAGTTACCGCTGATAGTTTTGTAGGAGGAAGTGCTGAGGCAGGTGTAGGATACACAACTACTTCCAGCTACTAATGACAAATGGCAAAGTTTAATGATAAAATTTCAACAATACTTTCTAGTCAACTACCTGAATTTGTAGTTAGTGAACATCCAAAGTTTGCTGATTTTCTTAAAGTCTATTACCAATTACTAGAGTCTGCTGAGTTATCAGTAACTTCTGTTAAATCTACAGAAGGTATTTTATTAGAAACAGAAACAGCACAAGCAAATAATTTAGTTTTGGATGCTAGTGCTATAGGTACTGCAAGAACACCACTTGACATAGGTGATAAACTTATTTTTGAAACTTACTCTGGTACTGAATATGGAAAATTTACTCGTGGAGAAATTATAACAGGTCAAACATCTAACGCAATAGCAACAATTTTAACTGAAGATTTAGATAATGGTCGCTTATTCATATCTGCTCAAAATAAATTTATAAAAGGAGAAATAGTTGTAGGTGGAACTTCAAATGCATATGCAACAATAAATAATTATACACCCAATCCTGTAAATAATATTGCTGAACTAGTTAGTTTTAGAGATCCAGATAATGTAATTGATAATTTTTTATCAAATTTTAGAGATGAGTTTCTTGCAACATTACCAGATACATTAGCAAATGATGTTAATAAAAGAAATCTTATTAAAAATGTTAATTCTCTTTATCGTTCTAAAGGTACAAATAAAGGACACGAAATATTTTTTAGAATATTATTTAATGAAGAGTCACAAATATTTTATCCTAGAGAACAATTATTAAGAGTATCAGATGGTAAATTTGATACATTAAAAGCTTTAAGAGTACTTCCAGAAGTAGGCGATACAACACAATTAATTGGAAGAACAATTACTGGTACAGATAGTGGCGCCTATGCAGTTATTGAAAATGTTGCAACGTATCAAATTGGTATAGATACAGTTTCCGAATTTATATTAAATAGTGATTCTATGCAAGGCACATTTCTAGTTGGAGAA